AACGTAAGTGTTATCGCCTGTTTTCCTGATATTGTATGGGGGATAGTTTGGGATTGCCTTTGTTAGATCATCATGGATCTTGGATAGGCGATTGAATTGGTCATCGAATCCTACAAAAAATCTGTCGAAATCTTTAGGTAGGTTGTCTAAAAAATATTGCATTTTATGCTCCTTAAATAAGCGAGTTAATAATACTACCCCGAAGGCATAGCGTTGGTGAAGGTTTTTTACAAGGTTACCTTCTCCTTGTCCCATCTCGGGGATTCTTTATTATATATTATTTAGTGCTAGTTGTCAACTTTTTCTTACCAATATTATACTTTGTTTCCAATGCCCATTCATTTTTTTCCTTGTGGGAAATTACTTTGATTTGGGATAAGGGAGCATACTCGGTAAAGTAATCGGGATTATTAATTTTAACTAATCCCCAATCAACCAATAACTTTGAAATTGTGTTTCTGCGCTGTAGATCGTTGTCTGTTAGATCTGCAGATTTACCATCTAAAGCAAACAGTTCTTTAAAATGGACAATAAAATATCTACCCTGCTTGTGTAAAATATGGCAAGACTGAAATAGTGTTTTGTCCTTACGAGAAGCTACACCTATTCTAGTTAGAGTTTCACGTACTTTTAAAAAATCGTCGGGTTCGGATAGTATGACTTCCAGAGGATGATACCCCGGGAAATCAATAGAGATTATATCAGTACTCATTCTTACCACCTTTTGTTATTCTTATTCTTAATTCTTTAATAACCGAATCATTTAGAAGTGGGAGTACTTGCTTTGCTTTTTCTGTGCTGTATCCATAGTATTCTTTTACAATTTCCAAATCATCGATTTTCTCAGCCTTGATCCATTTATTGAATCTTTTCTTAGGCCTAATGATATTTATAAGAAACTGAAATTGTAGCAGTTTATCTATGTGTGGGCGAGAATTCATCTCATTTGCGGGGATTACAGTATCGTGTCCGTATGATAACCCCTTGTTTATAATATAGGGATTATACTGTTTCTCTGACCAATCGTCAACTATTAGATTTTCCTTACTATGATGTATTGCGTTTATAAAATCAAAGGGGGAGATTGCTGGTGCTTTATACGGAACTTCAACAATCTTTTCAACAGATGTTCCAAACAAACTCATAATACCATCCTCAATAAACCGATAGTATCTATGGTAGTAAGCAGGAGGTAGTTAGCAAGCATACCAAATGATTTCCTAGTCCAACTAGCCCAAGCATACATAGCGCAACCACTAATCCAGATAGGGTATAATATAATAAGAGGGGGATTAGGGACGGTTGTTGCCATCGTGATAGAACAGCCAACACTGATAGCCCAAGCACAGCACTCAATAAGAAAGCGAAATCTGTTAGAAGCGAAGTCATCTTTTATCCATTGTAAGGTAGGTTGAAAAATGTTTATCATTTGAATTCTACTGCTGCCATAATCTCAGTCAAACAAGCAACTAGATTAATTTCTTGGTCAGCGCAGAATGCAGACTTATATTGATAGTCTGCTAATAACAAGACCAACTGTGGAACCTGTTTAACATGATCAGTTAAAGTATCATATAACTTTCTAAAGATAGTTCCAGGATCATTGTCAATATTGTTTACGACCCAAGTACGCATCTTTTTCCAATCACCTTCTTTTAAAGAAACAATCAGTTCTTGCATATTGGATTCGCCTAAATTAACAAAGATGCCTTCGTCAATCTTTCCCGAGGCTGAGTATCTCTGCAATTCATTTAGAACACGTCTATAGTCAGGGAAATGCTTTTCTATTACCTTTGCGATTACTTTGCCGTCGGCATCAATCTTTTCAATTGACATAATCTCGGTAACACGTTTGAAGAATGCTGCCGCAATCTTTGGTCTATCCGCTTTAGGTAATTTAAACTCAATAACAGCGCATCGAGAATGTAGCGGAGGAATAATTCTATTCTTAAAGTTACAAGTAAGAATGAACCTACAGTTATTTGAAAACTCTTCTATAAATGCTCTTAGCGCAGGTTGTGTAGAGTTTGGATTAAGATAATCTGCCTCGTCTAAAATTACAACCTTTGCCTTGCCACTGAATGATACAGTAGATGCAAACTGTTTAATCTTTGTACGAAGAACATCAATCCCAGATTCTTCCGAACCGTTAATTACGATATAGTCTGTTTGTAGTTCTTCACATAATGCTCGGGCAACTGTGGTCTTGCCCATACCTGCCCCACCACATAACAGCATATTCTGTATCTCACCCTTAGACAACATCTCTAGAAAGATGGTCTTTTGGTCTGCGGGTAAGATACAGTCTTCTAATTTGCGAGGACGATACTTTTCAACCCACAAAAATTCATTTTCACGATAATCCATAATAACCTCATAATATAATTAAATTTCATCATGCCATTTAAAGCCAAGAAGATGCTTGGCAAAAAATCTGATAACGGCATTTGGTTTAGTGGGTCTATACACAAACATACTGTCTGTAATTTGCCATTTACCAACATTCTTTGTAGAAGGTTTAATAACAAAGGTGGACATTGGTGCCTGAGCCCAGGTAGTTACGCCTGTGCCTCCAATCAAAACACTACCACTGGTTCCAAATAGACTGGTGTTCCATTGTTTCTTTCTAAACTCAGCAACCCATTGTTCACTAGGAGTGAAGTCTAACTCTAACGGAAGTTGCTCCGTCAGAGGAAAGAAGAATTCTATTTCACGTTGCGTCTGCAGCATCTCTAGCACTCGGGACAGTATTAAGTTCGTTAATACGTTGCTCTAATACACTTATTGTTGTATTAAAATGTCCCGTGCCTTCTTCCATTGGTTTATAGTAATAACGCTTTAGAGTCTCTACTTCATTCTGAAGAACAGCAATATACTCACGTCTAGGTACATAAAAATTTTCTTGCATATTACACCACCGAATCTGGTTCCATTGCGATAAAATATCCCAATGGCTTTGTTGCGTGTTTAAATTGGAATGCTTTCTTCTTCGAGATTGTCACTGAATAAGCATCAGGAATAATCTTGAAGTTTTCTACTGCCATATGGCAATCAAATGTGTGCTCGCATTTACCGATAACTTTCTTATAGGTATTTGCTGTATCATTTTTCTTATCACCGATTGTCAAAGTAACATCATCTCCTTTGCAGGAGATTGTGATTGTTGGCGCACCTGTAATAGCAGCCGCTTTCATAATCATGTTAACATCTTCGGATGTAAGTTTAAACTCATAGTGTGTATCTACTTCAATATCCTTTGTAGGTGCCGCAACAATAACTGTAGGGCTAGAATAGAAATATTCAAATTTACCTGAGTCTTTAGAAATTGTCAAACTCTTCTCACCAAATTCTACATTTTGATTTTCCATTAATGTCAGCAATGCCAACAATGAATTTAAATCATAAATTGCTACTTCTTCAGGGAAGTTCTCGGCAACCGTAGCTTTGGCAAAAATGTTTTTTGCTGTACTGATTGTGGATAAGGTATTACCCTTTCTGATAAGAATGTTGCTATTAATAGCAGCAAAATTCTTTAGGGTATCAATTGTCTCTTTACTGATCTGCATTATTTAATCTCCTTAGTTTCAATGTCATGCGTATATAAAAGCATTAAAGCATAGTGTAACACCTTTAGTATATCTTGTCTATTCCTTCCGGCTTTCTTTCCATACCTTTGGACATATTTCATTACGTTACCAACGGTAAATCCGACACCGTGCCCACTATCAATGACAAATTCAGTTGCCTGAAATTTATTCATTGAATAATGTTCGCCGTAAGTGGCATCGATATATTCTTTAAACTCTTTAATAAGAGCATCCTCATTATATTTGTAATCTATTGCTTTCGCCATGGATATCCATCCTTAAATTTCTTTTCCATCAATCCATTACCCCATCTAAAGAAGTCAGCTTTCACCGAATCTTCTCTATTACCAACTCTGTAATTTAAAGTATACATACCATTTGTATCATAGGTAAATCCATGCTGCAAAAGTACTTGCATAATAATACGATCTACCTCTGGTTGGTCGTCTGGATGTCTGGCTCTGCGATACCAAAGAGGAGATATTTGAATTGCAATAGATGTGGGTAAAAAGTATGCACCAACATCGACAAAAAGTTCTTGTTCACTTAAGCATGTAGGCCATTTACCTAAGTTCTCACAATCATCAAGACAAATATAGTTGCTGTCTTTATCTATAATTTTTCTTAATGAAAATGCCCAATCATTAGTTTCACATACTTTAACTAATGTTTCCACATGCTTTGGTTCAATATAGTTATCTTCATCTAAGAATATTACATAATCCGAATCAACCAAATAAGGAACTGCACCATAGATTCTATGTCCATTATATTGGCTATGTCCTGTGTTATTAGGCAATGTGAGAAAAGTAGGATTGGTTTCTAAATCTAATTGTCTGTATGCTTTATCAGCAAATTGCATACCATCGATTACTATGAGATGCTCTACATTATCATACGTCTGTTTTGCTACAGAATTAATATTCTGTCTTAGGTAATCAGAACCTGTCGTTGGTGTTATTACTGTTACTCGTTTACTCATATTCAACTACCATTATTCCTTCAGGAACTTTAACGGGGATGCCTCCCAAATCAAGCTTTCTTGCATTATGGTAAAATATTTTGCCCTTGGTCATATTTTTATAATACAATTGAAATACTAAATTATTAATGCCACTATTAATTACGTGAACTTCTTTAGCAAAACAGATAGCATCTATATAATCTAAAACATCATCAGTATCTTCTTTAACTGCAGTGTGTCTAGGTAAATTGGATTCTATTTTAAGATCAAAATTGCCGTATGTACTTGCGTCATGAACAAAAATATAATCTTCCCCTAATTTAGATTTTAAACTATCATACCATTTCCAAGATTCATCCAATCTTTTAGGTAGTATAAATTTATCATACTCCGCATCAGGATCTACTCCAGATGTCATATAAAACGATTCTTCAAAGTTATCATAATCGCATTTTTCAAATCCAACTCTCATTAAAGGATAGTTTGTTTCTTGCGAATACTTCAAAACATCTTCTGCCTCATTATCAACAGGAACAATATTCAAATCCTCGAAGTCCTCATATAAATGCTTTACAGTCTTATTATAATGTCTTTTGCAAATTAAATCTATTGAATAGTGTTCCAATAATGAATGAATTAATCCATTACATATAAAATGGTCTCCTAGACCAGTATGGTGGTGTACTATAATTCTTGGTTTCATGATAGTGCTTGATCATATACGGGAATATCGTTAGCGTCATATGTTTGCCCTATAAAATCTTTCCCTATAGATTGATAGGTGTTTCGCATCCACATTGTTTCTTTTATGCCATGTATCATAGCAGTATGTTCTAATCTAGGCCAGACTAAGTCTCTCAACCAATACTGATCCATTAGATATGTATGTTGTCTATTATATTTAGACAACCCTTTAATCATTTCTGTATCTAACCCATTCTTTAATCCCCACATACCTGCTAGTATAGGAAACTCATAATGATTAATATGATCTCTTACTACAGATAACCGACTGTCTGATACGAGCCATTCATCTACAATTTGTCTTTCTCTTGCAGACAATCTAGAATCACAATCCCGAGATAGAATAATAGTCTCAGGTTGCATTGCGTCAAATCTCCAGAATGCTCCAAATGTAAAATCATCGTCGGGCCTGATCCAAACCGAAGTATTATCGAAAGCATTTAATGCAGATATATAAATCCCCGGAACATCTCTTCCGCAGTAAAATCTACATTCCCATTGCGGAAAATGTATCTGTGCTAATTGCGCATTACGAATAGCACCTACACAGTATTTAGGATTGTCTCCCCACAAACTAAATGATATAATTTTCTTCATTTATAATAAGATGCTAGTAATTCTTTATTGCCTTTGATAAAACCAAATGCTTGTTTTACCTCAGGATCTAAACTATTATACAAATGCCACATTTCTTGTTCTGCTTTATTTGTATCGTAGTTTGTTCCTCGAGGGTGTTCTATAGTATGACCGTAGTCTCGTATAACGGGTCTTTTATTAATGAATGATATAGCAGGGAAAATTATATCCCAGCCCCAACCCATTTTATAGCCTGTCATATCTATTTTACGAGTTTTGTATTCGTCAATTATATCCTTATGAATAAACCAACAGGTACAATCTGTGTTAGCAACAATTTTTAATTTATCTACAGGGAAGTCTACCGTTGTAAGATCTGATCTAATAGCATCATACCAAGTATAGTCTACATTTGGAGCATATACTCCCCAATCTGTCATTTCATAATACTTCTCAGCATCCTCATATAATTGTTGCCAATTATCATATGAAGCGTCTGCCTGAATATGAAATAAGACATCACAATCCGATGTATCAAATACTTCTAATGCTTTTAAAAATTGAGCATTGAAATAGCTTTCTTCTCCTATGTTATGCCAATCTCTTGCTCTAAAGTCATCGTCGCTATTAATTACGATGGGTTCAACTCCGATCTCTCTAAGTTGATCTATCTTTTCAATTGTCTTTTCAGATTGACCACGCCAATTAAATATAACGGTTAATACTTTCATTCTCTGCCGTCAATCTTATTATAAACAACAGCATCAAACCAATTCAAGAAATTATTAAACAACATATAATCTTTAGGAATGTTATCGATTAAAGGCGATGCATTTACAATATTATTATATAAGTCGTCATCTTGATCTACCATCATTACGTGCTCAAGAAGTTCCTGTTGAGAATCAAAGTCATGTGCATTAATAAATGCGCCAGGATTCCAATCCGATGCTACGGTTGGACTACCCCAGTAAATAGGAACTGTCTTAGCATAAAATGCATGTAAGATCTTTTCAGTGACATAACCTCGGTAAGAACCAGACTCAAAGCAAATATTGAACTTACGTGAAGATAAGAAATCAATCTTTGATACTTCCCCGTCAAGTTTAGCATCAATATTATTGAATAACTTACCGCCACTATCAATAGGCTTATATTGATTTAATAGTTGAAAGAAGTCATTTCTTTCTTTACAATTACCATTAGATACAACAAACGAGCAAAAGCTTGTTTTTTCTTTTGGCTCATGCTCACCTAAAATATGGTAATAGTCGTATCCTGACTTATGAATCATATCAAGTGACCACATATAGATTACATTTAATGGTAAACGATAATGCCAATTATTATAGTTATGATCAAATGTAATAGCATAATTACAGTCATAATTTTCTGGTCTACGATTTTCGCCTGTATAGAAAATCTTAACAACGTTATCTCTACTAAATTTTTTATTATTTGTACCAAAGTTTTCATCACCAAAGATCAAATAGTCGGGATTTTCATTATCAATCTCAACATCGAATCTATTAGCAAGAATAGAACTGAAGAACTGAGCCAGATGATCATGGGTATCTGTAAACCCTAATTTAAGTTTTCTCATAGACTTACTGTCAATTTATCTAGAGCATTATTAATATTAGCAACATCATCTGCAGTTAGTGTCTCGATATCACTAATAGGAACAATATCGTACTGGCACTTATAGTTCAAACCATTGGACATTGTCTCGGTTGGTTTTGTTTGTCCTGTTTGGAATGCAGGACCCCAACTAACATTGAAAGATAAAAACTTCTTTTCAGGATTCATATAGTTATTCTTTGTTTCACAGAAAACAAATGGGCCTGAGTTCTTACCCACAATAGCATCAACCTTTTCACTTAAATATGAAATTTCTTGTAGGTCACAATTATTTCTTTGTCTATTTTCCCAAGGAGCACGTGTCTCTGCTTCCTCGTTATCAATAATGATGTCATCTGTAAATAAAATATTTTGAATCGGCGTCTCAAACTTATTAGTACAAATAAAATGAATATTGGTATGTTCTTCTGCAAGAGGTTCTAAGAATTGTTTCATATCATCTGCAAAGGATTGTCCTGACTGAGGAGGACCATTACATAGAAGAACTTTCTTAAAGTCTGGTGTATTCTTAATATATTCATCAATACTAGATACATCAAATTTAGAAAAATCTATAGAAGGTAAGTATTCTTCTTTATCAGCATACATACCTAGATCAGCTTCAAACACTGCATTGATCTGTGCATAAATTTTTTCCCATTGTGCATATAATGAATTCATGTTAATTCCACCATGTGCGCAGAATAAATCCCAGAAACATCCAATCCAAGTATTGATATACAATGTATCTTCTGTTTGATAGAATGGAGTTTTAGCATCCAATTCTGCGGGGGAACCTACTAACGGAATATCAAGATCTCTAGTTAATTTAGGATGGTTAAAATGTTTATATTCTAAAGTAACATTTGGCAGATCACTTTTAATCTGACGAATAAATTCTTTATGTGTTAATAGATCACCTCGGTGATAATGATTGAAAAATATAATCTTATTCATTAGTATCAATTCCTTTGTATAATTTAACAGAATCTTCTACCAATGATCTGTTTTGTTTAATTGCAGTATCAACCATTAGGTTAATAGCTTGTACATAACGAGGGCGCTTTACTTTAAAACAAATATCGCATTTGCGTTTAAGTTCTGCAATCTCAGTATCAGACTTAGCGGCCTGAATCGCATCTTCCAACATCCACATACGAATATGAATAATAGCAAGTTTTTCAATCACCTCGCCTAGGTTATCAGTTTCCACATATGTAGAATCAGGCAAGCCGCCTTGATCCAAAACACGTTTAACTGTTTTCTCGATTATTTCCTCAATACTATTACCTAAATTTGACATCTATTTTCTCCACTACTTGTTTTAAGAATTGCATATCTTCGACTGTTACAAAATGACTATTACCAATATACACGCCTTGTGAATGTACTAGTTCAGCATTTGTTCTTTCTTTATCTGTTTCTATTTTATAATCTTTTAAGAAAGGCTGAGCTAATAAATTACCAGAAACTACTGGTCTATATTCAATACCATTTTCAGCAAATGTTTCTTTCATTGTTAACATGATACCTTTAGACTTACAAATAAAGGGCAAACAGAAACTACTGTTGGTCGTCGAATTTTTAATATTATAAAATAGATTAGGATATTTGTCAATGATACTAGTAAAAATATCATGATTTCTATTTCTAATTTCAATCATTTTATCCAAACGCTTTAATTGCGAAGAACCTAATACTGCACAAATCTCATGATTTCTAAAATTGTAACCATCTGTTACAAATAAGAATTGCTTATCAATCTCAGGATATAGGTCTGCATAGTCTTTAAACTTTGTAGACTCTCGTGCCATTCCATGACTACGCTTAATCTTCATTAGATCATATAAGTCTTTGTTATTTGTAGTGACCATGCCACCTTCAATAGTGGACATATGGTGACCAAAATAGAAACTAAATGTTGCACCTAAACTATTAGAACCACGCTTGTTACCTACTATATCTGTACATCCATGCGATTCACACACGTCATCTATAATAATAGCTCTCTTAAATATCTTTCTAAGTGCTTCATTATCTGCAGAGAATCCTAAAAGATGAGTAACAAAGATCATTTTAATATCATGTTTCTTTGCAATATTTCTAGCATCATCTAAATCGAAACTAAAGTTCTCTAAATTAATATCACAGAACACAGGAGTAAGACCAAGTTGAATAACCGGTGCAACATTTGTCATCCATGTGCAAGCAGGCAATAATACCTTATCGCCTTTCTTAAGACCATACAGTTCCATTACTCCAGCTACAAGTAAAAAGTTTGCTGTACTACCCGAAGAAACATAAAGAGAATACGTTTCATTTCTATGATGAATCCAATTACTCCATTCTTGTTCAAACTTCTTTACCTTTTCACCAAATGTAAATTTCTTTGCTGTTAGCGTAAACCACGCCATCTTAAGTCTATCAGTAAAGGTGATTGTCTCACCCATTAAAGGCCATCTCATAACAATCCCTTTTCTTTTTTATACCAAGCAATAGTGCGCTTCAATCCCTCGTCAAAATTTACCTTGGCATTCCAACCAAGAGATTTTAATTTACTATTATCCATTTTACGTCTAGGGGTACCATTTGGTTTATCTGTATTCCAAACTACCCTACCCGTAAACCCAAACTCTTTAGTTAACTTATCAACAAGATCTTTGATAGTTAATTCTTCATCGCTTCCTACATTAACAAATTCTTTTTCATTATAGTTTTGCATCAACCAATAACAAGCATCTGCAAGATCATCTACATATAAAAACTCTCTTGTAGGTGTTCCGTCTCCCCAACATTCAATACTGTCTTCGCCATTCTTTATAGCATTATGCATCTTAGTAATAATACCAGGAATAACATGACCATGCTCAGGAATAAAGTTATCATTAATGCCATATAAGTTTGCGGGCATACAACTAATAGCGTTAAACCCATACTGGCGTCTGTAGTATTCGCACATACGTAGACCAGTAATTTTTGCTAATGCATACCCCTCGTTCGTCGGCTCAAGTGGAGCAGTAAGAAGATATTCTTCCTTGATAGGTTGAGGGGTAACCTTTGGATAGATGCAAGCAGAACCTAAGAACAATAATTTCTTAGCACCGTTCCTATAAGCAGCATCTATAACATTCGTTTGAATCTGTAAGTTGTCGTAAATAAATTCACCAGGGTTTGTCCAGTTCCAATTTATACCCCCAACTTTAGCAGCACATAAAAATACATAGTCAGGTTTTTCTGTAGCGAAAAATACATTAACTGCAAGTTGATCTCGAAGGTCTAATTCTTGTTTAGATTTAAGAACAAAATTTGTATAACCTTCTTCTTGTAGTCTTCTAACAATAGAGGATCCTACTAATCCTTTATGTCCTGCTACGTATATTTTACTATCTTTTTCCATTTTAATTCCTTGCTATAAAAACATAATCATGTTTAGATAATTGTTCTTTGAATATATGTGTTTCATCTAATAGCTTTTTAACATCCTCGATATCTAAATGCCATTCAATTAGAAGAATCTTTGGGCAATATTTTTTTAAATCTAATCCCTTTAGAACTTCTATCTCATATCCTTCAACATCAAGTGAAAAGAAATCTATTGTCTTTATATCTTGTGCTTCAAGAATACTATTTAATGTTGCTGTCTGTACTGTAAATTCTTCAGTTTTATCTGAATCTGTTATAGGATTAATCCAATCTGATACTTGACGAATAGGAGAATCCGCAGTTGAGGTCATCAAACCTGGGTCGCCGTTATAAACAACCCGTTTCATCATCTTTATTTCTGTATCCTCAAAGTCTTCACCCACTAAAGCATAGTTATATACTAAAGAATTTAGTCTGTTATTACGACAAACTATAGCAGACTCTATATTAGGTTCAACTAAAATACCTGTCCAATTTTTATATTTTTCTAAGTACCAAGTATTGCTCTGAGTATATCCATCTGCGCCACCTACTTCAATAAAAAAACCATTATCATAGTTTAGATATTTTTCAGTGACAACCCGGTTCACATCATTTAACGATGGAGGATACATATTACGAAAAGTTAATGCACATGTCTTCAACTAAATCGTTGAAGGAATGTTTAGGAGTCCAACCGAGCACACCCCTGGCCTTTGTAGAATCTCCCAATAAAGTTTGAACTTCAGCAGGGCGGAAATACTTAGGATCAACTCTAATAACTACTCTATTAGTATTAGTATCAATACCCACTTCATTTAAGCCTTCGCCTTCCCAGCGAATATTGAGAGCAAAATATGGGGCACAATGTTCCACGAATTGTTTAACTGTATATTGTTCGCCTGTTGCAATAACGAAGTCATCTGGTGTATCTTGTTGTAACATTAACCACATTGCTTCGACATAGTCTTTAGCATGTCCCCAATCTCTCAATGCTGTTAGATTGCCTAAAGTCAAACATTCTTGGCGACCAGCACCAACTGCTTCTAATCCATTTACAATCTTCTTAGTAACGAAGTTAAAACCCCTGCGAGGAGATTCGTGATTAAACAAAATACCTGAGCAACAGAACATATTATATGATTCGCGATAGTTCTTAACAATCCAATATGCATATAACTTAGCAACACCGTACGGTGATCTTGGATAGAAAGGGGTAGTTTCTTTTTGTGGGATTTCCTGAACTAATCCATATAGTTCAGATGTTGATGCTTGATAGATTTTGGTTGTTTTTTCCATTCCTAATAATCTAACGGATTCTAAAATCTTAAGTGTACCCAATCCATCAACCATTGCTGTATATTCAGGTGTATCGAAGGAAACCTTGACATGGCTTTGTGCTGCTAAATTATAGATCTCAGATGGATTATGTTTCTTCAATACGTTCATAATAGATAAAGAATCTGTTACGTCGCCATAGTGAAGATGAAGATTTGGATTGCTATAGATATGGTCAATGCGACCGGTGTTCATAGAAGAACTGCGACGAACAATTCCGTGAACCTCATAACCTTTTTCTAATAGTAATTCTGCAAGATAAGAACCGTCTTGCCCAGTAATGCCCGTAATGAGAGCAACTTTGTTTGCCATGCTATAGTCTCCTAAATGATATATGATCTTCGTATTGCAAGATCTTATTAATGTCGTGTTGCGCAGTATTCCACTCACCTACTTTAAAATATTTATTGCCTGAGACATCCGCCATAAGAACATTAAGTTGCTCTTTTAGCATAGTCGGATTCAAACTATTTTCCAAGTATAAATCTGTACAGTATAAATTTTCTAAATTAGGCGAACAGAAAGCTGCAGATATTGCAAAAGAACCTGCACCTGATGTTGCTAAATTTTTTGCTCGTAATAATAAAGTATAACTTTCCATTTCATTTAATGTTAGAATGTTTGGACAGATATATTTCAAGTATCCTACAATAGGGTTATGATTATCCTCAGCAACAAAGATAACCTTGCCTGAATACATTATGTATAATTGTATATAATATGCCAATGGATTTTGCGTATGTGTCGCAGGCCATCTTGTATACAGATCTCCACTTCTAATGTGTACTATTAGATCTTCTACCGGGGTGTTCAATTCTTCATGATTAATCTTTAGAGCAGGTAAAATATATTCTTCGCATATACTTTTTCTTTGCCTATTTAGATCATCTATATCTACATCAAAGTCTGCATCTGGACCATTGTAAAAATAAAACCAATTATGAGAATCTTCTTTTATTTTAAATTGATTGCTACCAAAGTTGTAATTTATTGCGTTTAAGTAAACACTCTCAGGAGAAGAAAACGAAATGCCATTTTTTCTACAAAAGTAAATGGCATTGGATATTTGTTGTATGTTATTTCCTAGTCTACCAAACCATCTAGGAATAAAAGTATCATGAACTATTTCATTAGTGTGCATAAAGATAGGAGTAGGGCGCCGAAGCGCCCTTACCTTAAATTATATTATTATTAGAATGGAACCTCATCATCTAGATTGCTTTCGCTATCAGGATTTTCTTTGACTGCTTGTTCAGTTGGGGCACTCATCTTAGTATACAAATCCATAAATGCTGTCTTTGTATCTTCGTCAAATCTATTAATACAATACCTAATTGCTTCTTCGCGATTTTCGAAGATCGAATATGCTTGTACTATGTTTACCAAACGACGTGTACTGATTATCTCATCTACGCCACCTTCTGTAAATGTCTTACGAATAATCTCAGCCCAATTAACTAGCTTATCTGCAAAGTCTGTATCTACACGACCATAGAATTCCATTTTATTATTGATAATACGTTTCTCAACTGCGACACTAGGATACTCTTGTTCAACAGTAATAGGGAAGCGTTCTAGGAATGCTTCATCTAAAATTTGTGCTGCAATAAAACGACCATCCTCAGTACCACGACCTTTAGTATTGGCAGTTGCAATAATTGTGAATCCTTTTTCCGGATAGATCATCTCGCCTGTTTTCTTATTAAAGAATGGCTTGCCTTCTAGGATACTTTGTAGGCACATCAATTTATTAGATCCACGATCAATTTCGTCGATTAGAAGAACTGCACCTCGACGCATTGCCATAAGAACAGGACCTTCACGATAAATTACGTTACCGTCGTGCAGGGTATTGCCACCGATTAGATCATCTTCATCTGTTTCAATACTAATATTTACTCGAATACACTCGCGTTTAAGTTTAGCTGCAACTTGTTCTACCATAGTAGTCTTGCCATTACCAGATAGACCAGTAATAAAAACAGGATAGAAAATATGAGATTTTAGAATTTGTTCCAATTGCTTGAAGAAGCCAAAAGGAACATAAGTATTATCCTTTTGCGGAATAGTACTGTCTGCATCTACAGTTGCTCGCTTAGGTTTGAACTGCATTACTTGCGCCTGTAATGCTGGGGCAGTTTGTTCTACGTCTTCACGCTTCATTTCTTCACCTTTTTCATAAAATAAATCTAACATATAATCTTTACCTGACTTGATGTCGCGCCGAGAAGTCAAGAAATGGGGATTCGGCAGATTATGCTTCGAACAAAAATCAATAATAGAATCTTTCGATACTCGATTACCAAACTGAGTAACCAATTTAGTAATCAATTCTTTGCGCTGATCTTCGGTAAAGTGCGATTTAGACATAATATAACTCCTGTGGATTGGGACAATTCATACTTAATTATAACACCTTTTGTACCACCTGTCAAGCAATTTTCTCAACAAATCTACTCAAAAGCACACGATTTGTGACCTTACCCTTTTGCATTTTCATAAAGGCCTTTTTGAAGTCGTTTTTATTTGTACCTTCAACTTCTAAAGTATCCTCTTCAATTGAAAGGTCTTTGCCTCCGGGAATAATGTAGAAATCGTCATACCCAATATCATTGAGCATAATAAATTTGTTCTTTCTAAAACTTTTCATCTTGTCATCTATGTCGTGAATGCTAAGACCATGTCTAGACATCTTTGACCTCACTGCACTTTTGATGGCATAACTACCTGTTAGGAAGAATCCTATAACATTAGAACCTGTTGATTCTTTTAATAAAGATAATAGACCTTGTGTCAATAGAGTACCGGGTAGTGCTACTGCTTGAGAATTGCGTCGCGTATCTCGTATAACAAGATTTCTATCAGTATTGTTCCAACGCTGAATATGGTCATATCCTTCAGCCTTTTCGCTTGCATACTTTGTATTACATTCATTAGAATCACCATCGGTTAAGAACACAGTATTTACAACATCCAATCGATATTTTTTCTTAAATGTTTCTACAATTTCAACACTTGCAACAATAGCCTCATTCAATGGGGTACCATTTAGATTTTCAAATCTAGAATTCCTAAAACAGAATAATTCATTTTCTGTTTCTGACTTTGGTCTATTCCAAGCGCGATGTATATGTAACTTACTTGATAGCAACCAATACTTAGTTGCTTCTCTAAACTCCGAGCCAGACATTTCACTAGAAAGATACTCACGCAATCTAAATGCCTTACTTCCGTTTAGATCAAGCTCTCCATTCTCACTTGAGAATTTATTAAATTCATGACGTCTTATTTGTCTAGGACCCTCACAGTAATTATAGAATCCTGTTCGATCTTTGATACCATGCTCATCTATAAGATTTTCTATATCTGTATAGTCATCTGTGAATGCATATACTCGGAATGGAACATTTACTTTCCTACAGAATGTAGCAAGTACTAGTGTTTGCTCGATTGTTGCTTCAATATTATCAGACATAGAACCAGAGTAATCGATAAACATAACTAGTCCATGAGATTTACCATTCGGAACTACTGAGATTCGTTTGAATAGATCATCATTAATTTTATAAGAATAAATTTTCTTAACATCAAGAGAACCTGTCTTTGACACACTTGCTCTTGCAAATTGTCTAGCATTACGACGCAACTCAAACTCTTTAACTAGATATGAGATATATTTTTTATTTGTGTCATTGAATTCTTTAAAGAATTTGTTCTTTATATTTTCTACACGCCCACGGATTACATCATCGTATTGAGCATTTGTCGCTTGACCAGATGAAGGGTCTCTATAATCAAAATTATTGTATTTTGTTTTGATATACTGATAAGGTACAATTATTTTATCCAAATTTGCTTTTGGTAAATTGCAATAATAGTAAGGCTTAATATCGTCAGAAAGTAATTCTGATTCTTTTTTGCGAAAGTACTCATCGGTTGCTGATATAGGTTCATTGTCTTCATAGCTACGACCACTGCCAGACATACGACGATTAGTGCGCTTCTTAGCAAACTCGTCTCCGTCTTCTTCAAATGCATCTTCGTCATAATCAAAGTCCATTTCGTCGAAGTCATCTCCATCCTCGAGACTATCATGGAATTGATCCATAAGTTGTTGTCTTAGTTCATCCTTTGCTAGATTAAATAATTCTCGGGCAAGGGCTTCAACCTGCTCCCATTTTTTAAGATTGTCTAGCCGTTTTAAATATGGAGCCTCATTTTTTGAGAATTTAATATTTAGATAAGAACCAACTTTATAGTGTAGATTAATACGATCAATAAATGGTAGTGCATCTAATTTGTCTCCCATTTCGGATACACCGAAAAAGTCTTTTACCATAAGGTCATTGTAACCTCGAGTAAAGCATGGCTTGAGACCTGGGAATTTTTCTTGAACTTTCTTTTCAATGCGTACGTCTTCGATAACATTTAAGAATGTTCTGAACGCTCTGCTTTGTGTGGTTATGATTGCAGTATGCCAACCTTCGGAAGGTGTGTATAAAGCATGACCTGTCTCATGACCAAGCAATAGATCATAAAGGTCGGGGGACATATCTTTCCAAATAGGAAGAACCATAACTCGGTTCTTGGGATCGAAGTATGCGGTTTGTGTTTTGCGATGCTCGACAGTAATGTTTTCTGCGGCAAGCAATTTTGCTAGAAGAGATTTTGACTGCACTAACATTGAGACTCCTTTGTACTAGTCTTAATTATAACACCTTTAGTGTAAGAAGTCAAGCCCTCAGTAAACCATTAACTACGGGTTATCGCCAGGATGCGGTCAATCTGTTTCTCAATAGCGGGGACTCTATTTGGCCAATGTATGTAATCTTTTTCAGGATTCTTCATCAAGTTAACCAAAAGAGGCAAAATCAATTTTTCAACAGATGCCAACTTTTGCTTTATGTCTGCATCTGCTCCAGATCTAACTTCTGCAATGACCGGATCCAATACATCATTTTCATGTACCGCAGTGAATCCAAAATCATTACTTAGGTCCAAATACTCTATAGGTATTTTGGTTGCCATATTACTTCCAGCGTGGGCCTAATATCCAACCAACTAATGCTTTACGTGTACCCTTGGTGATTGGTAGCACATCATGTAATGTGTAAGATGGGAAGAATGTGATAGAACCTTTTGTCTTCGGAATATCAAAAGGAGTCTGCGAAGTAATTAATCTAGTATTGCCACCTTCATATTCACTAGGATCGGTTAATTGCATACTGAAACTAAGCTTTCTTGGAAACTGCCCTGCACCTTGGAAATGATGATCCACATGGGCATCATAGAAATCCCCTACATTATATACGGAATACTGCAGAGCTTCAATAGTATTAAGTTCAAATCCAAACCATTGTGCATTTGCTTGTAAAATCACATCTGTTAATTTTCTAAAAATCCAAGCATTTTCTTGAGTTCCATTTAACCAAGCAATATCTGTTTTTCTAATTTCTTCAGCAACTCTACCTGGAGAGTTAAAATCTCCACCGACATATGCTTTATCTGTGCCAATCTTTTCACCTGCATCTATAATACCTTGAACCATATCATCATCGAAGATATTTTCGTAGTAGCAATATGCGTTGACCTGATGCGTTTGTAATTCCCATTTATTTGACATATAATTCCTATACTGATATTCTTGAAAAATTCTGATGCTTCTCAAATTTTATGACACTTCTAAATTTGTCAAAGAGAAGATCTCCTTTGTGACTAATAACAAATACATTAGTCTCATCTCCTAATGTATTTATCAGATTCATCACGTAGTCTGTGCCGTTAGCATCTAAAGAAGAATCAAAAACCTCATCAAGCAATAGAAGGTTCGTGCTAGCACAATTCTTCATCTTGGCTATTGTTCTCCACGTAAATACTAGCGCTAAATCTATACGCTGTTTCTCACCCTCACTAAATGATGCATATGAAAATTCGTCTCTATGTCTAGATTTAATTTTCTCATTGAATGTTTCATCTAATTCAAAATGGCAAAAGAAGTCCATTGCCACAAGATACTTATTTACAAGTTTATTGATGACGGGTAAATATTGGCGAATAATCTTTGTCTTAATCCCGGTATCTTTTAATAAAATACTTGCAATATCTAAATAGTGTTTTTCCTCAGAAACTTTGCTCTTCTCATCCGCATAGGCCACAACCTCTTTAGCGAGAGTTTTGAGTTTAGCTTTTTCTCCATTAATGTCGGTTGTCTCCGTACTAGATGGGGACAAGTCTTCCTGCAACTTTTGGATATAGTTTTGGTTAGCAATAATGTTTGAATTGATTCTAATGATGTTGCTTTGATGTTCAGATATCTTCTCTTCGATTGAATCAATTTCTGCAAGTCGTTTTTCAATGTCGATAAGCTGATTGTTGAGTTCCTCGATAGCCTTGGTAATCTCTCCAACCTTGAGCGCGTGAGATTGTATTGCATCTTTCTTGACTTCTTCATCAAGATTTTGACTACAAGTCGGACAAACATCATGGTCGTGATAGAAGTGAATATGCCCCTCTTGCGCAGTAACTCGTTCGGAAAGTTTTCTAAGCAAAGATCCCATTTCTGTTCGTTTGTTACGTTTTTCCTTCGCATCTGATATCGAGGATTTAAGAGTATTCTCGGCATCTTTTTCTGTAGTGACACTTGCATTAAGTTGTGATATTTCTGCAGACGTTTCAAGTATTCGCTTTTGTACATCTTCAACCTTCTTCTGTTTATCATTCTCTAGCGTAGCTATGTAATGCTGTTGCATTTTAACTTTATTCTTACCTATTTCAATCTGTGTATCTATACTTGTAATTTGATTTTTAAGTTCTGCATTTTTATCTTTAAGTACAGAATTCATTACAGTAAAGATTTGGATATCCAAAATATCCTCAATAATTTCTCTTCTGTGTCCCAGTGGTAATTGCATAAAGGGAGTAAAGGATGCGCTACCTAAGATAACAATTTGAGTAAAAGATTTATAATTCAACTTAAGAATATTATCTTCAAGGTATTTTTGATAATCTTTAGATGCAGCATCCTGATTCAATAGGTCATCATTGACATATATCTCAAATATACCTGGTCTGCTACCCCTCACTATCTTGTAGTCTTTGGGACCGATACTAAATTCAATTTCTACTTGTAAACCTTTACCGTTGATACTATTCATCAACTGAGGTTTATTAATACTGCGAAAAGGCTTATTAAATAAACAGAAACAAATAGCATCTAGAATAGTACTTTTGCCTGCACCATTCTCACCTACAATTAATGTGGTAGTTGCTTTATCTAATTTGACTTCTGTAAATTGTGCACCTGTCGATAAAAAGTTTTTCCATCTAACTGCGCGAAATCTTATCATACTTCCTCATAGTGTTGTGCCTCAACATATAGTGTCTTAAGCAAACTCTTTAATCTATCTTTGTCTGCATCTGTTTCAACACTATCAACATAATTAGATAATAATGTCATAGTGTCTTCTAAGTCAACATTTTCATCTATTGCTTCAGATTCAAACTCAGAAAAGTCCTCAATAATTTTTAATTCAATTGGATTTTGTTTATAGATTGCTTCTATAAATTTATCAAACTTAATGAAATCTTTTTTATTAACTACAATTAATTTTATTACTTTAGATTCAAATCTTGTAATGTCAATAGACATAGGATCTTCTTTTTCATCGTCGTAATAATATTTCTCGAATATTGTATTAGGATTTTTAATAAATTCTAACTTCAATGTCTTAGTATCAAAGATATGAAATCCTCTGTCATCTTCAAAATCATTCCAATATAACTGATACGGATTTCCAATATACTGTATATTGCCTCTTCCATGCTTATGATGAAAGTGACCAGAACATACTAGTTTAAAATCTTTAAAGACTGCAGGATCTAATCCGCCATGCTCTATTTGAATTTCTTGTCCCTTGAACATTATAAATCCAGAAAGTTCTAAATGTCCAAAGCATACAGTTGCTGCTTTACTTTCAATTAGTTTTATAGTATATTCATAATTATCTGAGCATATCCACGGCATCAACAATATGTTCAATCCATCATATTGAACTACTTGAGCTCTATCGTATGTTCTAATACCAGGATAGTTACCTAACAACAAACTAGGTGAATTTACATCGTTGGTATTTTTATAGAATGTATCATGATTACCAATAATCATATCCATGTCTATACCTCTAGATTCTATCTCATTGAAAAAATATTTTCTACAATTACTTAAAGAATTAAAGTTAATATATTTTCTACGATCAAAGCAATCACCCAGATGAATGATGCTTGTAATTTCTCTTTTATCTAATTCAGGAAAAAATACTTCATCATAGAACTTTTTAAAGTAATTGTCAAACGGTTGTGAATCCGATCTTGCTCCGAAGTGTGTATCAGTTACTAACGCTATCTTCATCTACGTACTCCCAAGTTGAATCTCCCTTTTTAATTGCTGATGCAACAAAAGTTAAATGTTCTGGGGGTTTACCACCTGTCCAATCTTTCGGACCGATTAACCCCATTTGATTTTTATTATGGATTGAATTTAAATAGATATGGTATTCTTTTCCATGTACAGGGTTGAATGCAAAAGATGTCCCATGCACTAAGTCTGTAGCATCAAGTCTACTTACTAGTTGCTTTGCCTGTTCTTTAAGAATCTCAACCATCTGCATGATTCTATCATATTCTTGTCTAGCATGTTCTTTTGCTACATTCAGTGATAAATCTTTTTGATCTTCAACCTTTACTGGGGCAAAAAATGAAGCACCCACTTCCACCGGATATTCGCTACTACTACGATTAATAAACGGCACCAATTGATCGCCAATCATTGCATCTTTACTATTGACACCCTTCATCACATTACTTGACATAGCGCTCCTTTAAGTATTGCTCATGCTGTATCCATTTATCTTTGACTAGAAATCCCCAGTCTCTTTTTTGTGGACCAGGCATAAACAGGGTCCACGCAGTTACGCCTTCTTTTAATTCAATACGATGATAAGAAGTACTACGGCAAAAGCGGAAATGGCCGGGTCCGCGCCACATACGAACCTCATTATATTTTGTGCCATCAGAATTAAATTCAGGTATCCATTCATAATAGCCGCCTTTAAGTATAAAAGTGCAATACGGCCATGGGTGATCATGTACATCGTCAGGGTCTCCTTTTAGGAATTTATGTAGGAATATGTTAAAGGGGAATTTTTTTCTATCTTTTAGAAAGAGGTAGTATCTTTCAAGGTATGGTTCATTATCTATACGATCCATAACAATACGCTTACGGCCAACACTATCAAGCAAATTTAAAAACCAATTCATATTATTTCTACAATATAGTATTTAGAAAATGGATACTGTTTATGTAACCATTCTAGTAATCCTTCCTCGTAAGGAAGTTTTACCGTTTCATCTTTATTAGTTATATACTTCAATTATAAAAACCTTAGCCTTCGTAAATAGCACTGTTAGCACCATGTTCTGCACACTCTACACGAACACAATAACAACGACCATTTGTTTTTTCTTCAATTAATTGATTCGCAAAATTAAACGCATGCTCAGCAAATTTCTCTGCACCAACACCGTCAAAGATTCTAATCTCTGCTAGATCCAGTGCTTCTAATTCTTGGAATTTAGCTAGATGTGGGTCTGCTTTATCCAATGCTAACTTATGATCAAAATTGTCTTCGAGCCATGCTTTGAGTGATTTTAATCCACCAAAGTCTACTGCCCAATTTTTATCATCTAATTTATCACAACCAAATGTAAATGTAAATGCTAGACTATATCCGTGTAGTAAATGACAATGCGAATGATCTGCATTAGGTTGTCTAAATACGGCACTTAAACCAATGTTATGTCCGTAATGTTTTGTCGAGAAATATTTAGCCATCTCTTGCCTCCAATGAGTAAGTTTGACGACATGCAGAATTTATATAGCGGGTTGAATGACGTTTAAAGACCGCTGCTTTAATCTATGATAATATTTAGAGTTATACCAATCGTATAGACTTTCGATAATATCATTTAATTTTCTTTGAGGTTTCCATCCTGTATCTGCTAATAACTTTTCTGCACTAGCAATCAATGTTGCAGGATCACCTTCTCTTCGTACATCTATATGACATACTATTCTATTGTTTATTGCTTCGTTATCAATTAAAAAATCTTCAACTGCAGTAAACACTTCGAGATTGGAATGTCCTTTTAATGTTCCTATATTATATATCCCTTCGATATCTTTGTCAATAGCCAATACATGTGCATCGGCTATATCTGATACATGAATATAATCTCTAACACAAGTACCATCTCGTGTAGGAAAGTCTGCGCCATTAATTGTAAAATCTTTACCGTCTAAAGCAGCCTCAAATAGTCTAGCAAATATATGTGTGGCATCAGGTTCCTGTCCATGTTCCCCGCCTTCGACTGCACCACATGCATTAAAATATCTATAGGAAACATACTTTAAACCATATGCAATTTTAAATCTCTCTAGCATCATCTCTGTAATTAGCTTAGATTCGCCATATGCAGATATTGGTTTAGTTTCAGAACCTTCAGTCAGTATCATACCTATTGGTTCGCCATAAACCGAAGCACTGCTACTAAAAATAAACTTAACATTCGGTGCCCAACGGCGAATATAATCTAAATATTTTAATGTCTTTGCTACATTATTATCGAAGTAGTCTGAAGGTTTTTCTACACTTGGACCAACTAAACTCGTACCTGCACAATGTATAACTGCAACAGGATTACGCTCAAGATGTTCTAATGAGAATGGATTAGTAAAACATTCATTCTCAAATTGATCTACATAATGTTCCATATGCTTATGTAGTTTTCTTCTGTCAACTCCTATTACTCTATATCCATTTTCCTTCAGTGCAATACATGTAGCGCCACCGATGTAACCTGCAGCACCTGTTACTATAACAGTTTTAGTATTTTGATTCTGGTACATATTTTCTATAATCTTTAGTATTACGGAACCAATGGTCATTGGTGCTAAACATGATATCCAAACACCTATCAATAGTGCCGGTTGTCCAATTAGATAAATGACCCATTTTCTTTCTAGGATTAACTAGTAAATGATCTAATTTATTTTTAACATCTTCCATAGACCAAGGAATATATAAACATTCTGCATCATTAGCAAATGTTTCGGGGAAAGATCTATATGCAGGATATAAACAGTTTGTACCTAGTGCATCTGCTTCTGATGCTGTGTTACTTACCCAATCCTGTAACGCACAATTAAACAATACTCGAGAGTCAGCTAGTAATTCATAATACTCATTCTTTTTAAGATTTTCATAGATCTTAAAATTGGCAGTCTTTTCTAATTCCTTCGCTCTGCTTAAATATTTCTCATCATTACTACGTAATGGTCCGCCGGATAAGACAGCAAACTCCACATCTCGATTATATTTACCATAGTCTTCAATTAGATCCATAAAGAATCCTGGTTGCTTTTCTTGGTCGAATCTAGCAGCAAACACTACTCTCTTTTTGCGATTAATAAAAGGTTTAATTTCTTGTACGCGACTTTGAACTTCATCTTTGTCAAATGCTAAACCTGAGATATTGAAGATTGGCGCTTCCCATCCTGCAATCTTCATATGTGCAACCATTTCTTCATTCGAAGCAAGAATGCCTGTGACAAAATGATCTGTCATTTTCTCATAGAAGCCCATCCACTTCTGCATATCCCACACGTGCAAGAAATCATCTGGATCGATTGTCTGAGCCAAACAACGAACAAATATACGGGGATGGTATTCCCATTCCATCTGATCCATGATATAAGGTAACACTTCCATTCCAGGAGTAAACATATCCTCAAAGAAAATAGTATCTTCCCAATTAATTTCACCTGCCTTCATCTTTGCTACAAGCTTTGCCATTTGTGTCAGAGAATAATAACTACGACCGTGAGCATCTAATACCTGACCAGTTACAATAGACTTAGAACTATCTAATAGATCACCATGAATAACCTCATAATCAATACCGCGACGCTTAAACGCATCTTCACTCCAATGTTGGAGTTGTAGTGTATATCGACCTTCATAGGGCTCTAAACCCATATAATATAATTTACCCATTTACATACATCCTTGGTGTAACATCTTTGCCTTTGATATGCGAGAAATACATTCTGCAACCATTCTCTCCATCTTCCGATACTTCAATTACATAGTCTCTATCTGGCCATGTGCTTATACATTTATTATGTAGATCCTTTGCCATCATTTCACAAGACTTATAATCTAATTGTAATGTTCCATCAGCATACCAACGCTCCATTATTCGTTTTGCTTGAATAAATTCTACATCTCTGTCATCATGAAATACCTGCATCTCAACTCTGAAATGAAAGATATGTCTATGAGGCGTTCCTAAAAATGAAACATCTAACCAATCGCCTGTAGCCAACTTTGGATCAGTTGCTGCCGCAGGGTACTTATGGATACCTTCTTTCTGAAAGGTAACCCAAATATAACTATCTGTTTTTACAATCATGCAAATAAGTCCTCAAGTGAAGATGGTGCTACTGCGTTGACAGGTTCTGAATCCATGAATCTACCTACGTTCTTTTCCCAATGAATAAAATCATCGTTTGTCTTTACATCAAATAAAGTTGCATATTCATTCTCACAACCTTTATCTCTACAGAATCTTAAAAATTCTTCTTTACTATTCATTAAATTGGAAACATCCAAAGTAAAATTATGTACATTTGTTAAGATGAATGCTAGTCTTGCTCGCATAACATCAATGAATTTTCCACCTTGTTCTAAATACAGACCAACAGAAATATTCATTAACTTGTGATATTCTTCGGGTGTGTAATCTGTATCACATACTGAATTAATCTCGTTAACAACTGTTCTATAAATGTTAGAATATTCTCTACCCATCTTTACAGAAGAACCACCGTAGTCGCTAGGATTCTTTTTCTTGCTGTGTGAGAAGTAAAACAATCCATTATCCAAAGACATAGAATGTGTTGTCGAGTCATATGAAATATCAATGCCTTCATATAGACCAGTTTGACTAAATAACAAATATGGTAAAATACGTTTAAGCGCACCTACGCCCAATACGTGTAAATGAAATGGTCTTGCCAATGGAACAGAGTTTACATAAAATGCTCTCTTAACATCTTCTAACGGACCCATACCTAGTGCAGCTGATCCCATAGCAACACCGCCAATACGATGATGTAGTTCTTTTGGAACCTCATCTAATAAAAACTCACCCCATGACTTATAAGTATCTGCACCAGAACCTTGAAGAATGATAAATGGTCTACATTTACTATTCAATGAATCGAATTTTAAAATCTGATCCTTGACGTTTTTGCCTGTTGCTCTGGCATAAGTCTCGAAATTTGCCATATCAACATATCGACGCTTAGTATCAATCTTTGCCGATATACCATCTGCAGATGTAGACTTTACAGGAATCTCATCAAATGCCATTCCAATGTCTGCGTATGTTCCTTGATTCTCATAAACTTTATTTCGTGTTTCTGGAGTATTAGAAAGTCCGCGAGTAACAATCTGTAAACCTCCAGAGTCAGCATGAATATTTTTAATGGCAGGTCTATACTTTTGTAGTTTCTTACCAAAGTTCTTTTCTGTAAATCCATTATACAATAATGAAAACTGATGATTGTTCTTATTATGAACAGTCTTCCACATCATATCAGTAATCATTTTTAAAGTGTCAGGATCTTCACATTGCTCAGATCCTAGTCTAAGATATGCGGGACCTGATATAACGTATTCTAATTGTCTGCTCATGAAAATAAACTTTCTAAAGTGTGTGCTGTATCTTCTTTTGGAACAAAATTTGGATCCTTGGATAGATAGGTGTTCTCATCTGTATAAATTATATTAAATTTTGTCTTGTTTGTCAATACAGAACGGACATCATCCACAGATAAATCTTTCCTATTTAATTTAACTATGAAATCCGAATAATTGATATTATCATAATCGTTAATTGTTGCCCTATCTGAATTCGATTCTGCAGGCTTAAATGATTCAAAAACATCTATCCAAGCCTGTATTCCTACTGCATGTTCTGCTATAATACTTTGTAGTGGCGACTTACTATACCAAACTCTAGAATCGGCAAAGTCCTCGTATAGTTTTAAAATTAATCTAGGAATGTTTTTCTTTTCCTCAGAAAAATACCATTGATTACTAAAGTTATCTAACCAGGACATGCCCTTTATAGCAACTGTAGGCAACTGTCCCATACATTCATAAAATGCTAAACCAAAGCTTTCTCTAATTGCGGGGTTATACGCAACTCTAGCAGAAGTCATAAAGTTAACTTTCTCTTGACCATATACGCCTATCTTTATTTCATATTTAGCGCCTATCGCTTTTAGAGCTTCTTCAAACTTTTTGGCTCCGTTTGTATTGGTTATAACCTTTGCAGGTAATCCTGTTTCCTTAATAACACGAATAAACTCCTCAGGATTTTTTCTAGGCTCCCAACGACCAATCCACAGTACGCCTTCTCTAGGTTTATTATTTTCTTCCAATAATGTTTTTTCAGGCATAGGAATAGGAAGCTCATATGAATTAAATAATTTTTGAGCAAGCAGTTCATTGCGATTACGTAAAGTTTGTGTGCCAATAGTAATACCTTTAACTCGCATCAACGCATTAAACACTTCATTGAATGATTCTGTAAATTCATTCTTCCATGATCTATCATCTAAAAAGACCATACTTTCATTATGAGTATAATATATTACCTGCACAGTTTTATGTAGGTTCAAGGCATAGATGCCGGGGAATGATTCTAGCGTATTACAAATAATAATATCATATAGATTTTTATTCAGAGCGTACATCATAGAATCTCTGAATGAAGACATCTTTTCAAAGTTATACGAGTCCTCAAACATAAATGTTTTGGTATGAGTACTGTAAGATCTTGCTGTAGGAGACCATATAAAATTAGCTCCAACTGATTCTAGATATTCTTTGAATGCTAGATTAGAGGTTGGCTTATCTGTAATGATATCTATCTTATAACCGAGAGGCGTAAAAGTCTCAATAAAACTTTTAGCAAATTGACCTAATCCCCCGTGAGGAATAGTGTGTTGATCACTTAAACAAAAAGCAATACGCTTCTTATATGTATTCATTATTCACCTAAAATTTTAATTAAGTGTTTAGTCTGGTGCATCGCATCATCTAAAGCATTATGATAAACCCCTTCGCGTGCATCTGCAGGCACCCAATGGAATAAAGCCTTTACTGTACGATAGCAACGATCGTCCCAGCATTTCCAAGGCGGTTCTCTATCGGTATTAAAATACGCATTTGCTAATATTGTATTATCAAATACTGCACCATTGCCCCAGACAGGTAGGCTTTTAGGTCCGAACCATTCCTCAAAATCATCCAGTGCTTGTTTTAGTGGTACATTGTTGCGAGTAAGTTCTCGCAGAGCTTCTTTGTTTTGCTCCGACCACCATTTGATTGTCTCTTTAGAAATATGCATACCTGCTTCTTTACAAGTCTTCAAATCAATTGTGCAGTAAAAAGTATCAAGAATTTCTTTACCTTCAAATTTTACTGCACCTATCGAACAAATTGCTGCATTCGATCTTGTTGACATTGTTTCCAAATCAACCATTATATTAACTGCCATATTATTTTTCCATTAATCTATTCGTAAATTCTAATAATAATTTGTGCTGTTCACCGTTGTGATATTTGCCTTTTAGCCAACTATAACTATCATACCAAAATTTTTCACTCTCAGGGTGACATCCTATTATTCCGATGTTCTTTTGTATGACCGCCATAGGGTCACCATTTGCATATGTAGCGATTGTTTCATAATCTCCATCGCCAACCACAGCACAACCGTCGTAAAAAAACATTTTTGTATCAGTTCCATGCCAGTTAATTTTAATGTTTTTCGCATGAGGTCTCCTTGTATCCGTGTTAGGTCTTCTTATATATTGTACTGTATCTATATTGTCTAGTATATTTAGATAATGTTTTCCTGCCCAATATCCGCCCATACATATACCTAAATACTTACCACCCTGTTTAACGAATTTCTTAATTCGTTTAGCATTATGCTTAAAAAGATTTTTATATGAATTAGAATCACCAAAGCCCCCTGGCACAATAATCATATCAACATTGTCGAAGAAGTTTTCTTCTAATTCGTTTTTGCTAAATATTTTAAATGTGTACTTATTGCCTAAGGCTTTCATTATGCCGTTACTGCTTTGTACAGAACACTTAGGATCTGCTATGAATAAATCACTAGTAGGTTTCATTTTTCATCTATTTTCTTTTCAATAGGCGGTGGAAAATATGGTTCGATTACATAGTGGTTAGCTCCCCACCAACCAAATGCAGTAATGAATCCATAGCAAAGTATTTCAAGTATCATCATTTTCCGCACATTCTCGCAATGCTTAAAAATTCATTTCTAGCAGATGCGTCAGTTTTAAAGCCGCCACCTAGACGAACTGTTACTGTGGATGAACCTGTATCTTCAACACCTCTAGATTTAACACAATAGTGTTGTGCATCAATCATTACCGCAACATCTTCAGTCTCCAGTATAAATTGGAGAGTATGGTAGATCTGTTCAGTGAGTCGTTCTTGGATTTGAGGGCGCTTGCTGAAATACTCAACAATGCGGTTAATTTTAGATAGTCCGAGGACTTTCTGTTTAGGAACATAAGCAACGGTAGCCAAACCATCAATAACAACAAAGTGATGTTCGCAATTACTTTGGACATTGACGTTGCGTTCAACGACCATTTCATTGTAATGCATCTTGTTATCAACAGTCGTACACTTTGGAAATGCATCATAATCTAATCCCCAGAAAATTTCATTAACATACATCTTAGCAACACGCTTAGGTGTTTCAATTAAACTATCATCAGTTAAATCTAAACCTAGATAACCCATGATCTCTCGAAAATGACTTTCGATTCGCTCAATTTTTTCTTTACGATCTAAGTAATTAATATCTGTTCTTGTAGGTGTTTCAACACCCATTTTTAATAGATGCTCATGCACCCTTTGCCCTAACTCAGGGTCAGTTTTTGTCTTGTTGTATGACATTTTTGAATCCTTCCTTACGCGGATATGATAATTGAATTTTGTTACCTTTGTGTAACATTAATATTTATGCCTTTGCTTTAGCCTCAGCGCGTGCATTCTTCTCTTCGGTAATCTCGTTTCTACGAGCTTTGACCGCTTTAGCTAATTCTGCTAATGCTTTACGAGCACGCGTTCCTGCAGCATTATTGCCTTTTGTAAATTTTTCGTTTTCAGCTTCGTATGTTACCAAACTTGTTTTGATGTCGTTTTGTGCGCTCATTTTAATTTCCTTTATTGTTAAGTTCCCCATGCATTTTTGAACAGAGGTATTTGTAATCGGTCCGAGTATCTATATCCGTTTCGCATTGCGATTTCAGCCACGGACCTATTATTAAGACTGTACAACTGCTCAGTACCACCGACAGGCATAAGGTAAATATGACCTTTAAACCCAGCTTTACGATACGCACCAATTGCACATTCTGCATCTTTATAATCCTCTTCTGTAGCAATGACAAATTTTAAATATGTCGTGCCAAGAGATTGATATTGTAAAACCACATCGGGTTTAATAGCATCGTCCCATGGCTCACCTGAGCATGGTAATTTTGCACTAACACTAAATGTAATTTCTCTATTTCTCCAACGGCCCCATTCTGTTAAGTATATTGCAAACTCTTCAGTTATGTCTTGAGTACCATTTGTTTCAAA